CACGTTCAAGAAACTTTCGACATTCAACCTTTGGATCTTTATTTGTGTAAAATATCAAACCCACGTAGACCTGCTATAGACTATTTATTTTATAGAAATAACCCTAGAATGGAAAAAAAAACTGTTTTGTGTACTCGTCATAATACGCAATGTGGAGTAGTAATTGAGAGCATGAATCGGCTTGTAGATCCTATTTTTCGATGTAAGAAAGAATTTTTTAATGTGAAAGAGCTTATGACGAGTGTTTATGCTGAAATTCAAGCTAAATACTATATGAAAGATCATGTTCTTTGTAAACGAGAACATCTCCATTGGGGAGCTTATGTGTCATATTATCGAGAAGTTTATTCTAGAAAAAGTCAGCAATGTATACAACCTATGACCTCTCATAAGAATGAACCTCAGCCCACGGATGTTGGTCCTAGTGAGGCTATTCGTGATTTAGTTAAATATTTGAGCGAGAAGTATATAGCTAAGCTTACTGGTATAACAGAAGTTCGTCCTGGCTCCTTGGTAGAGATGTGCTTACAACGTATAAGTTGGGAGAAAATACTCTACGAGAAATATCATGATATGATGCAAGTAATATATACTACAAATGATGTGTCCCCTGGTAAAATGATTCGACTTTATAAAGCCTTCGATAATGATGGCTCTATGAGAGGTAATGGTTATCAGGATCTTCGTTCTATAATTCCTGGTAGTTTGAGGATGTTGGAGACTCGGCTAGAATGTGATGATCGAGTTGGGACTGTTGACTTTACTTATAGTCCGCTTCAGCTTTTTGATTTTTTAAAGATTGGTACATCTGGAGGTATTATGAGTAGCAAATCTACATCGTTTGTAGAAGATGGTATAAAGTATCTAGTCAAAAACTCTGGAGATAAGATTCATCATATAGAAGCTTGTATTCGTAACTACCATACTATTATGATTTGTTGGGCTAAAGATGAGAAGGTGATATTTCAACCTATATGTATAACAAAACTTAAAGGTGAGTTTAAGTATGGTCATAATAAAACTATAGAACAACTTTGGAACATGATGTTTGCTAATCGAGAGTTTTTTATTCCTGATGTAACTATGGTGTTACTTTCTTCTATATTGCAGAAGGATCGTATGTATTTTGAGCGAGGTAATGTTATTCGAATTGGTATGAAATTTTGGTATGGAGGAGCTTATGATGTTGCCCGTTACCTTAATTTCGATAATACGGGTATTTTTTGGGCCGATGGTGACATAGAAGCTCTTGATAAAAAGATAAAAGATTGGGAGTTGTACCTTTATGTTGCCGGTAATACACGGTATTATAATTGGAAAAAATTGAATCGTTCTCAGCGTCGATTTCTTGAGAAGTTAATAAAGAAATTGATGTATTTTATATCTAATAAAGTTGTTCTTCATGCTGGTTCGTTTTGGAGATTTATGACTGGAGTTATGTATTCTGGAGGGTTGGAAACGTCTCATGGTGATAGTTGGATAATGGCCTTAATTTTTTTTTTATATATAAATTCTGTCATGGTTAATCATCCTGCTCTTTCTCATGTTATTTATGAGCAAGTTATGTTATGTTATATTGCTATAATAGTTTATGGTGATGACCATGTCTGGTGTTGTCCAAAATTTCTTCGCCAGATAATAAACGTTCGAGGCTTTCGTGATTTTTTGAATAAGTATTGTGATATGAACCTTCGGGATTATAAGGAGTACGATGATTTTTTGAGTATTCCTGATAGATATACTGGAGGTCTTATACGAGAGGGACCTAAATTTTTGAAACGTTATTTTATTGCTAATGATTTAGGAAATGGTATGGCTCCTGTTTTGCCTTATAAACCCCTCTTTGAACCTATGTTACGCCTTTTTTCCGATTCTGAAGGATATTATGAAATTTTTCCTGTTAAAGCTATAGGAATGGTCTGGGATACTATGGGAACTAATCCTTATCATTATGAACTTATTAAGGAGTTTTATGATCGGTTAATGTATGGTACTCTTCGAACTCCTTACGAGATGTATCAACAAGCTATTACTGGAGTTGACGGTCGATTAAAGATTAATAAGATGGTCCGTAGAGTAGGTCTTAGTCCAGAACAGATGTTTGGTAGTTTTCCTACTTTGGACACTTTACAAGAGCGTCATAAATATGATAAGCAACAGAATGCCTTTGGTGGAAAAGGTGATTGGATGTATTCCATGCGCATGGATTTTGGGTTGATTGCGTTTGATGAAGTATTTCACAAATATTGGTAATTTCCTACCCTAACTGGTTTCCAGGTTAGTACGGAAAAAAAAAAAAAAAACGAAAGATAGGAAAGACAACATTCCAAACTCCAGCTACACAACG